CGTGTGCGGACCAAGCAAAACATCTACTGCACGATAGAATAAATCGTGCAAACAAAGCAGACTCTCGATTCTTGAGGGCCTGCTATTTTTTCTATTTCAGGAGGAAACATCAATGATTCTTTATCATATCATGGCAGACACCGGATGCCTGCCGGACGATGTTGTTCCGCAGATACCAACGAATCGGATGAAAGGGGAGGACCAGGAAATCCCAAGAATTTGTCTTGGGCATACCCTTGACGACTGCCTGACCAGCATCGGCATTGCGCATTTTGTCTCAAAATTCCTGCTCGCTGAGCTGCGTCAGAACAAAAAATACTCCAAGGACATGCCGTTACCGTTCATTGTCCGAATGTACAACATCAAGGACGAAGACCCGAATCTCTTGACCGAGGAAGAAACACAGAAATATGTGGCGGATTCTGTCGTGACCAGTGAATGCTGGCTCACAAGATACGAGAAGCCCGTCAAAGTCCAAAAGCTCTGGCTTGTGGGCGGCGAAGTGGTGCTTTAGCCCTATATCGTTGACGGCGTTGTATACAATTACCCAATCGTCCGTAACTCAATTTGGGCAGACAGCAAAACCTTGCCGGACCCGGAATTTCAGAATCAAATCATGGATATCACTCAGAAATGGCTTAACGAAGCCTGAAAAAGAAGCACATCAAAAGCTCTTGCACATCCTTGCGAATTCCATAGTATTAAAGTTGTACGACAGATAACATCTACTTTGCACACCGCGTGCTCGTACAATTCATAATTCTGTTCTCATTCAAGGCAGACTCATCTTCATGATGGGCCTGCCTTTTTTTGTTTACAGAAAAAGGAGGAATTCAAAACAAACCACAAATCTCAAATCACAATCTTCCGCTACAAGGAAAAGACACAAAAAAGGAGTCACAAAATGAAAGTCGAAAAGAATAATAACAGCATTTTTCGGAACAAGCATGTCCTGGTTGTCGTCGCGGTGATGTGTATTTTTACCATCATCGCCTGCATGGGTTTTATGCTTTCTGTTCCTGCACACGCAGAGGAAAACATAGCTCCCAAAACCGAACCTATCGCTTTTTCCACTCCCATTGAAACGGTGAATGAGCTCGATAAAGCGTTCCCGATAACGGAAACTTCCGAAGAAGCACAGGAGGAGATTACAACTGCTGAGGTCAAATCTTCCGATGCTGCAGAACCGGAACCACAAATTGAGACCGCAGAAGCAGCCATCGAAGAAACCGAACCGAAACCCGAAACAATTCCAGATAATCTCAACGACAATGAGCTTGAAATCTACACAGCTCTACGGTCCGCTGGTCTTTCCAAGGCCGGTACTGCCGCAGTGATGGGCTGCATGTCGATGGAAAGTGGTCTTAAAGCCTCGGCCGAAAACCCTTCGGATGGCGGCTATGGACTCCTGCAATGGACTTATAGCCGAAAGACAGACCTTTTCAACTGGTGTTATGGCAATGGCTATGACCCCAACACCGTTACGGGACAGGTGATGTTCTTCGTGTATGAGCTCAATAGCACATACAGCAAGGCCGCCAAATACTCATATCCGGTGTACGAAACTCTCACTACAAGCGACAGCCTGGAAGATTGCCTTTCGATGTTCTTCTCCCATATGGAAGCAGGAACCAACGTGATAATCTCTTCCCGCAAAGTCTATGCAGGAGGGCTGACCACGTTAGACCTGTACCGCAAACGCTTAACTGCCGCTTACAAATACTTCATTTGAATTAGGAGGAAATCACAATGAAAACAACCGTTTATCTGTCCCGAAAACTCTTGAACCAGTTAAAGGTAAAAGAAACCGAAAGCAAAGACCTTATGCTAACCCATAACCTACACAACATCATCATCAACGGTAAGCGTGTTGGCTGCTCTGGCCACATTCAGAACGTTCTCAACAATAAGTGCGTTTACGTCAGCACTGAAAAGAGTTGCTATCAGCCCTTGTCTGACAAGAACCTGGTTCGCTATGCCGCCAGTATGAAAGATTACTCCTCTGTATCGCTCGGCGCAAAAGGACGTAATCAGTTCGTGACCAATGATGAGTTAGTTGGAAAAATTATTGATATGCTCCGATAAGGGCATAAACAGAAAGAGAAAAACTCATGAAAACCGGCATCAAGAATCAGATAGTAATAGTATCTGCTGTGGCAGCTGTTCTGCTCATTGTTATGAGCGTCTGTGCAATTGCGGAGAGCATTACCTTTGAGAAGGTTGCTGTTCTCGCTGCAAGCGTACTTGCCTTGAACAAATGCTGCGGCATCCTGTTAAACTAAGGAGAAAAAATCATGAAGAATAAATACAAAGTTGTTGCCTTGGTTCCTTTGGAGTTCTCTGTTGAGGGAAACTCCGATTCCAAAGAGGCAATCGAATCCGTCAAAAACATTTTCGAAGCGTGTCGGGATGATAACGACTGCGCGGACATCGTTTTTGATGGCATCGAAGAGTCACTTCGTCACGACAGTATCGAGTACAAAGTTGAAGCCGCCCAGCCTGAACCTGAGGTGAAGGCAAATTCCGATATCCGTTCTGTTGCCTCCGATATCTGCGACGTCTTCGAAAACTATCTCGACGAAAACGGTGTCTATATTGTGTGTGACGATGCAGACGAGGAGCAAGACCGAAAAGCAAACGAAAGCGGCGCGATGTTGTATGGCATGGAATATTGGCATCTTGTCGAAGATGTCGAGTTCCGTGTGAATCATATAAATGCACAATACAAGCTGTTCACCGTCTTTGATATTATGGAGGCATTTGATAAACTTCTCATTTCCAAAAAGCTTGGTGACTTTGTACCGAGCGGCGAAAATCGTTACCGTTTGTATGCAAAAATCCTGAGCTGTCTGCGTTCTATCAGGGAGAAATTGTAATGAAAGGCTGGAACAGTTCTAAGCACCCCATTCTCACCGCAAACCAGATGCCTGCGCCGATTCATTGGAACCCAATGAACGAGGATTGGAAAATGCGGCTTACCAAAAGCCAGATTTACAACACCTCTTCTGGTTTCGATACTCAAACGCTCGATGCTATGAAGAAGCTGCATGACAAAATCCTCACATTTGGCGGGGATGAAGTCTGCATGACGGAATTTGACGAAGACGCCCCAAAAATCCTCAAACGCGGCCGGTTCTTTTATGGCAGCAGCTATATGAGGAAAGGCCAGGATTGCCAGTGCCATTACAATTCTGCACGGCTTTGGTATAAAAACAAAGACCGGTGCTTTATTGCAACGGGCTATGCTCTTTCCGAAGACGGGCTCTGGCGCTGTCATTCCTGGGTCGTTCAGCCAATGGCACGCACCGTTCGCGTGTGGGAAACCACCGTCAAGCGTGTTGCCTATTTCGGCGTGGTTTTGACCAGCGAGGAATGCGAAGACTTTGTCGAGAACAACACATAACAATTGGGGAGGTTACCCAACATGGGTGAACAACTACATTTCAGTATGGATGGTGAGTTCCTCACCGCCATTGCACGTGACTGGTTCTGGAATATGGACAAGCCGTATAAAAAGTGTGAGGAGCTGCTGCTCTCCTGCATGATGGGTGGCAACGAGGAAGAAAAAAGGCATGTTTGCCAGGACATTATCGAAGGCCGGAAAAGACTTGTTGGTGTCAATGAGTTTGAACTTGTCGATGACAATGTTCATGTTCGTTCCCTCGGGCAGAAGGTTGAGG